TTAACTGATTGCGCATTTACTATCTAAATTAGCCGCTAACGATGACGCTAAAGTGGCTGCTGAACTAGCCGTGACCGTGTCACCAACTGCCGCCGCGCTAGCCGCTTGACTATAAGCCGCCACTACCGCCTGTGACGCTTGGGCTTCGGCTTGACTAGCCGCTGCTGAGTTAGCTGCTTCAATCTTAGCTTGAGCTTCTGCCAAAGCTTCCACGACCGTTTGTTCCGTATAAGCTAACGTGTTCGACTTGGTCTCGATCGTGTTGCCGGTATCTTCCAAAATAGAATTATCCGTAATTACGCCGACAAAGGCTAGGATTGCCCCCACAGCGGTAATCACTAATACAACTGCATTAGCGTCAATCTTAACACCAAAGAAGACCGTTGCGACAGCTAAGCCAATGATCAACACGGACCCGATAATCTGGGCCCAATAAGCAGGCTTTTTGTAGTTAGCTTTGAGTGTTGCCTGAATTACATTTAAAAATTTTGTCATTGTTTTTCCCTCCTAAAGGAACTTTTCTGCGATGTAAATAACTAACGTGACGAGCACGCCACTAACCAAGACACCGATCAACCAATTTTGAATGGTTGTCACACGGTCAATTTGATGGCTAGCTTCGATGGACTTGGCCAGTGCCTTGTCCGCTTTGTCGCCAATATCGTCAACTTGATTCAGCTTTTCTTCGATGTTCTCAACTTTCGTTTTGGTGGCGGCCACATCCTTTTGAATATCCATTAATAACTTAGTTGTATCGTCGTATTGTGCCATTACTGCACCACCAATCGCTGGCCGGGATAGATAGTGGTGTAAATCGTCTTGCCGTTCTGACTAGCTAATGTAGTCATATTTAGACCATTGCGTTGTGCGATTGTCCACCAGCTGTCGCCGGACTTGACTGTGTAATACGTATGACTAACCAGCTGACCAGTAACTCGCTTCCCGTAGTCATGGCCATTAGTGACACCTAACTTGATAAATCCATACAGACCGTTTGAACGGGTGTAGCGTGCCCATACATAGTCGTGTTCAATAATAACCGCGTTGTAAGTCACACTCTCACCCTTGTAGTAGGTAGCTACTTGGCTTACTTTGTCGCTATCCGTGTAACGAACAGCTAGTGTCCGGTTAGGATAGAACACCCCTCGCTGGTTGTATTTAACAACCTTAAAGGCGGCCTGCTTAGTTGCCTGAGCCTTCTTAACGTTGGTTTGAGCTTGTTTCTTGCTAGCAGTCGTGTAGCCTGATTTAGTGATCCCCGTTAAATCGACATCGCCATCTAATCCGCCTGCTTTATACATGCTAGTGAATTGGAAGATAGCCACGCCGTCCATGCTAGGGAACCAGTTGTAATCCGGCTTAGTTCTAACCAAGTAGTCCGGATATTCAGCTAACCATAGACAGCTACCATAGGTTTTGACAATAGCAGCCACATTAACATGAGCATTGAGGTAGGCCTTGCCGGAGTACAGCATAGGTGTATAGCCGTAAGCCTTAATTAACTTAAATTGAGCTTTAATGACATTAGTGTTAGCTGTCACACTATTAGAAGCACCGTCCTCATAGTCTAGCGCTACGATGCTACCCTTGGGTGTCTTAACGCGTGGCAAGTAATAGGCCATCATAGCCTTAGCGTTAGTCATATTGCCACCAACACCGTCCCACAAATATGTGTGTACCCGTTTACCAGCCTGTTGAGCTGATTTAACTTGGCTGTTATACGTGGTCTGAGGGATATTAGTCCCACCATAGAAGCCACCCGCCTGTGAGAATACAAACTTATCAGTATTGTAGCCGAATACACCACTATTGCCGTTATACTTAGACCAATCAACACCTTGGTCACGGCTAGTTGACGCCTGACTGTTTAAATTGACCATTAAAAAGGCCATAAAAATGGCGCCCACCATTAAGATGAGTGCCTTTAATTTGTGCTTATTCAATTGTCTACCTCCTAATTTAATATGTCTTCCGGTGCTGGTGTCCAAGCAGTTTCCACGGTACCCAACTCGACTTGGATTTTATCTTTACCGTCAGCTAGTGAGTAACTTCTGGCGGCGATAGTTAAAACACCAGTGTTATCAGTCGTTACAGTTTGCGGTTTATTAACTATTACACCATTTACGGGCGTTGATGGTGTAAAGCCTTTGTTACCGACAAAAATATTTGCATAACCTTGGTCCGGAATACCAACATTGTTCGTTGAGACAGTATATTTTGTATTAGGCAAAAGTTGTAAATCATAAGAATCAATACTTGCGAACGTATACTTATTGGTGGTAAAACCACTTACGCTAAAATAATTTCGCCCATAAACCTTGGCACCATTTTGATAAACGGCATCAACTGCCTTGCCATCTTTAATCCACGTTCCATGTATTATATCTGCCATTTAAATCACCCCTGAATCACGTATAAGCCGGTTTTGTCGGTCAGTGCATCATACTGTGCTTGGGTGACGACATTGATTTTATTTACAGCTTCAAAAGTTTTCATCTCTGCAATCAAGCTATCAAGCGCAACCGTTGTAATCGTGTTGCCAGTGGTACTTTCGATGTTATTGGTAATGGCAAACCCAGTTGGCCCATCACTAGGGTAGATTGACGTCCCGGTACTATCAACTACCCATACTTCAATGGCATAGCTACCAGCTGGTAAACTAGTCATCAAGTCAGCAGTAAAGGTAACAGTAACCTGACCAGTTGTTGGGTCCGTTAAACTAGCTGGGTCAACTGTGGTCGATTTAAGATAGCCACTAGCATTGCCCAATTTAACGGTAATTGAAGTGGCATTAGTTAAGTCCGTTGCCACATTATCATTGCCACAAATTAACGTAAAGCTAGTGGTGGTATCACCAATTTTGACCGTCTGTGGTGAAGTATCAGTAAAACTAAGCGTTTTCGCCATCTTTAGGCGCCTCCTTTTCAGCCAACTTGGCATTAAGCTGGTCAATTTGAACTTGAGCCATCGCTAATTGCTGGTCTTTAAGGGCAATCGCTTGGGCATAGTTACTTGTCAGCTTGTTAATCAAAGCCTGTGCATCAATATTCATATATTAAGCCTCCTGTGTGGTAGTTGTCGTGGTTGTGGTAACTGGCTTTAAAGCGGCCAGACTGTCAATCAGTGTGTTCAACACCTTCAATTTAACCCTATCTGCTCCCCCAGCACCTCCAGCAATGGCAGTGTTAAATTCATCCATAGTAATACTGACCTGTGAACTAATTCCTAGCGTGTTAATCTGAATGCTGATCGTCATAATATTGTTCGTGTAATCTGGTTTATAATTCGTGATTAAAATGCTATCCATTTAATTTGGCCTCCAATTCTAATAAATGCCCATTTAGGACGGAAATTTCTTTCTGTTGTTCTTGTACCGTGGCTAGGGTGGCATTTAATAGCACACTGTCATCCACCCCACTTAGCTTGCCATCTTCATCACGATTGATAAAGACGTCTGGCAATTGCCACTGCTTTGTTACATTAACGTCGTCAACAATGCTAGACAGCCGCAAATGACTGGTATTATCGTCTGTTTTGTACTGATAAGTGGCTAAATCAATTGAGTTAACTAGCTGCGCCCAATAAGCTGTGTCAGCCTTTTTAACGTCCTTCTTGACGCTTAATAGGGACGATTTAACTAAGCTAGTATAGTTAACCGTAGCAGCGAATATATCAACAGAGCTACCATTGGCACGGTTAAAATGAATCGGACCATTGTCAGAACTGGTAATCGTGTGATAGGTATTTATGTTGAAGTTGCCAATATCTAAAGAACGATTAAATTGAATGTTATTAGCACCCGAGCCATCAATACCAAAGCTGGCTGTCTTCATAGTTGGACCATTACCGACATACCAGATATTCTGTGTGCCATTAGGGTTGATATTGCCATATGGTGTAATAATGATACCCTTCGGTGTAACATCAGCAGAAGTACCGTTAAAGGTGATTTGTTGAGTATCTCCGTGTAGCGTCAGCCCATTCAACGGACTGATCAGAACTTGACCAGTTAATTGGCTTCCAGAAACGGATTGTGAAAATGACATATCCTTGCCATTAGTAAAGCCAGAGTTCAAAGAAATCATATCGCCACTAAAATTGCCATCATAAGCTTCATATTGACTTCCGGAAGAGTTTATGGCGCGATACATGGTTCTTAGTCCGCCACCACTCATCTCTGTCCTTAGAGCGCCCATTGAGTTAAAAAGTGTCGTGGAAGCTTTGCCAGTAGGTTCAATGGTGAATGGATAAAAATTACTCGTATTATTAGAATCACTAATACTGTCGCCACCATGGAACGTTGTCCCGTTAATGGTTGAACCATTGATAACTGAGCCATCTATTTCGCCAGCACTGACAACATTACCTGTGTCTGGCTGGTACCCTGTTGATTGAGCAGTTTGAGTTAGCATAGGTGAACTAAATGCCGCATGTCCCTTACCGTTGTGAGCCTGAATCTGAATGGCAACATACTTAGCATTGCTTGGAGCAATTGCATTGTTAACTGTAAATGTTTGTATGCCGCTGTCTGAACCGTTGGCTGTGTACCAATGGTCAATGGAACGAACTCTAGCGTTGGTGTCATTAGTACTAAAAAATGCTATTGTGAATAAATATTGCATTCCACTTGCCGAACCATAGTCCCTAAACTTAATTGAGGCACTGTATGGTATTCCTGTTTGAGTGACTGGCTGAAACTTGCTAGTAGCATAGATGTCCCATCTGCCTGTTGCATCACCATTCCAGGTTATTGCTGGGACGCCATCAAATAAAACAGCATTAGAATAGTAACCCTCGCCGTTCATATTCCACCCTGGAATATACGAGCCGTTACCACCTAATAATGCTGCATTATAAACTAGGTTAGTAACACCTCTGATTGTTAAATTGCTAGCCACAACATTACCATTTGCATCGGTTGTAAATGAGCCATTAGGCGTGCTGAATGAGTTAGCCACAATGTCGACACCTTTAAGCGAACCAGTGGTAACATCACCTAAATTGGCACTTAAAGCTGATAGTTTGTTGACATTTAGCCGATCGGTGCTCATTGTTCCTGTTGTGATGTTTGATGCGTTAATATTTTTACCAGTAATCTTATTAAAGTCAATGGTACCAACTTTTAAATGGTTAGCACTAATGTCGCCTACTTTAGCATCAGTGATAGCTGCATTGGCTATCTGTGCTGTACCTACGGCTAGGTTAGCAATCTTGGCGCTAGTAATAGTTGCGTTACCTATTTGTGCTGTACCTACAGCTAAGTCAGCAATTTTGGCGCTATTAACAGCCTCATTACCAATCTGAGCATTGGTAATTGCACCATTGGCTATCTCAGCCGTACCGATAACCCCTTTATCAATAACCGTCTCTGTTGTAATATGGACTACCGAGCCGTCCTTAACACCTGCACTCAACGTCTGATAATCAGCACTTGCTTTGTTGGCACTCACTGTTGCTGTACTACCAGCTAATATGGCACTAGAGGCGGCTTGACTAGCTTTATTAGCAACACTAGTAGCATTATTGCCAGCACTTTGAGCTTGATTAGCTACCACAATGGCCTGTGAAGCCACCTGACTAGCATTATTGCCCGTTGTAGTTGCCTGTGAGGCTACTATGACAGCACTAGAAGCCGCTTGACTAGCAACCGATACACTAGACTGCATGTTATCCATGTCAGTGTTATAACTGTTGCTTAAGGCGGTCTGTACATTGCTTAGAGCCGTATTGTAAGCGTCTGTGAGGCTCTTATAAGTGTCCCGGTCAACGTCACTAGCCTTAGTAGTATCCGTTAAGATGGCCGTCATAAAGGTGTTCAGGTTAGTATAGGCCGTTGTTAAAGCAGTCGTACTAATATTGGCATCTTTAGCTCGCTTTAAAATCACATTATACTGGCTAGTTAATCCGGCATACTGTGAGGCCTTTGTCTGCTTTTCAATGACACTCATTAAGTTGGGGTCATTTAAATTGGTGACCCCACCAGCTGCATTATCAGCTGTATTTTGAGCCTTGATAATTTTGATGCCATCATCTGTTAGAATGACCTGAGTTGCATTAGATTCTGCCATTTATACTCCCCCTTTCTTAATCATTGCTAATCGTAGTCATTGGCAAACGTTCTTTAATTGGTATTACAAAGACACGTTCTAAATAATCACCTTGATATTGACAACTAAAAGTAACTAATAGTTCCGGCTGGTTAGTCTGATTATAGATAATGTTGCATGTTTCAGGTTCGATAACATCGTCGGTTAACCCTAAATTCATATCCAGTAAATAGTTAGAGGCGAACTCTTGCCCACCATGAACAACATTAACTGCATACACCATACGGGGGTCTTTCATGTTATAGTTACCCGAGTGAAAATATACATATGGAAAGTCAATTCCTTGTGATTGGTAGGTTTGTCGGTTCATGTCAAGCCCATAGTTGGCAACATTAAAACTATATAGCACATTATAATTACCTTGTTTAATCTCATCGAGTCGTAGCACATCGTGTTTACCATTATCGTAGCCACACAGTACGTACCCATGTTTGAAATCAACACTTACTCTTATATAACGATTGACAGTGCAAAAACGTGTAATGCGATTATCATCATTGCCTAGGGTCACATTAGCAATGTAGGGTATGCGACTAACTGCATATTCGTTAACGTTTAAATTAGGCTTGGTTGCGGACCAAATGTAAATAGCCCCATCTACTTCTTCAATTGAGAAACTCGAACCGTGCCCGCCATGTGAAACGATCATCTTGCTAATCGGCTTAAAATTAGTGTCATGTAAGACAAACATGGTATCGCCAGTTGTGCTTTGGTTAATTGCCCGGCTAGTTATATACTGACCATTACTCAAAGGACACATATATTGTGCCGCCTCAGTTATTCCTAGTGTACTGTCGTCTGGGCTAAAACTACCCAAATTACGAATAGCACTAGTTTGTAACTTAATCTCTGGTTCATTTTGGATGTAACTGGTCTCAATAGTCCCGTGCAATGTGCCAACGGCACTATAGGGTGCCTGTACTAAATAGCCAGTTTGATTGAAACTATTATCAAGGGTTCCGTCGGTATTATACCGGTGCCAAATAAATCCCTTGTTATCAATATAGGCTGAAATATTAGTGTTGCCTTCCCAAGCCTGTAAGATTAACCGCTTAGTCTGGGTGGTATCAGTGAAATTATTGCCGTCAGGAGTTAAGGCCACTGGCTTTACTGAGCTAGCGTCCTCCTTTGCCTTTTCAATGGCACTGTTAATCGCGCTTTGATAACCTTGCATCCAAGCTGGTGTTGCAACTGGCACCGTGACGTATTCGCCAAATCCGACTGTATTGCCATACGGGTTAGCAAAGCTGATTGTCCGTTGAATAACTCGGCCACTGGCATCTAATGCCGGCTTGATTAACTCATCTTTAAACCTAATCGTGGCACCTAATGGCGGGTTAAATTTAGACGTTACACTAACCTCATAATACGTTCGCGGGTGATTATATAATTGCAACATTTCTTCGGCCCAAGCCTTAATTCCGGAAGGGTCTTCAATTGAGTTAGCCGTAATGACTGCTTCATAGTACAAACCAGATTGCCAGTCAGGGTTATATTTCTGGTTAGCCTCATCATCAACAATGTAAGGTTTGCCATCATTAACTGCTGACATTGTATTGCCGTTGTCACCATAAGCAATCAGCTTGGTAACAGGTGTTGACACCGTTGTTCGCTTTAAGCTAGTCATATTCTTACCAAATACTGCCTCGTTATAGACCACATCAGCATTAAGCTGGTCAGTAATGACACACACCTTTTTCGTGATGTTACCTTGTGAGTCAATCTCAACATAAGGATCGATCTCAACGTTATAGGTCTGGATTAGTGTCTGCACTAAGGTACTAGCTTTTGTTTTACCATCAATGGTAATCGATGGAGTCATCACATTAGTAGTCTGATAGTCTAGCGTCCAGCCAGTAGCGTTAAAGCACTGGTTAAAAGCCGTCTGAATCGAACTAGCACTAGCCGTAATTGCCACTGGGTAATGATGAGCTAGTGTGTATAAGCATAGATTGGTAAAGTTAATGGTCGTTGTATGTTTAACAGCGGCACTAGAAGCGTCATCAGTTGAATAGATATACATGACATACCAATGGCCTGATAGCTCGTCATAATAAGCTAGGTTGTTGCCAGCGACTACTTTATCTGAATCAGGCTGGCCTTGAAGCACGTCTAATGAACCTTGATGATCGAACTTCTTAGACTGGGCATTTAGATTAATCGTGCCGTTAAAGTTGTCATCAGAGCCCACATTAACGTCATCATCATATGACGTACTAGTTGTGTCTGAATCAGCTAGTTGTATCTTCACGCTATCGTTTGAAAACTTAGTAGCCCCATCAACGGTCAATGTACCAATCCGCTTTAAATTAGGGTCTAGAATTAAATACTGGTTATTTAAAGCCATCTATTTTAACCTCCTTGTTTAGTTATGTATGTAAAAAGGCCGCCCTTAATTGGGAAGCCTTTAGTATTGTTATAGTATTCTTGGTAGATATTTCAGGGTCATTTGAGCGTCATCTAGGTCACCAATCATTGACAAACCATTAACGCCCGGTTTCAACTTAGGAAAGTCGGTTGACCAAACTGGTGAAACTAGCTTGCCGTTTACAGTAACCGTATCAGTCTCACAGTCCATCACAATTTCTTCACCGGCGCCAGCAATATAAGTTGGCTTTGTTGTGTCAACTTTATTGACTTGCCATATTTGAAGGTCAGTCATTGACATAAAGGGGTTACGATAGGCAATTTTATAATTATCTTCTGTAATTGGGTGCTTTAGGAAGACAGAACCAATCCCACCCAAGGCTGTCTGATACTTATTTTGAGTATCAACATAGGTTCCATGCACTAACATGTGAATATTAGGGTCCAGGAATGGTTGGCCTGTTTTGGTCGAATACTGGGTGATACTCCAGGTAAATACTTGTCCTCGTTTAGTGATGTCCAACATTAGCCAAGCACCTGCCAGCGCGGAGTCCTCCTCTTTATTGACCACGGTTGTATAGGTATCAACGGTTTCGTTAACGGTTTTCTTAGTTACTTTTCCACTTTTGGAACGCCCATATTTAGTGACAGTTTTGGTTGTCGTGCCAGTTTTGATTTGAATTTTCTGGTCAGGCTTATTCGTAAAAGAACCTGCCGGCCCTGAGCCATAGTACAAGTCAGTATAGTGATCGCCATATTCTAATGTTGAGCCGGGCTCACATATTTGAAGCCTAGCCATGGGTTTAGCACCATAGGCCATGTCACGCATGCCAAAGCGTCCAATAGTGTTACCGTTAGGGTCTAATAGCAAGACTTCAACACGCCCCATCGCGCGACCATTATGGGTACCACTATATTTAAATTGATGGATACCCGTTCGTACTCGCCAGTCAGTCAGTGAGTTTGTCATGCCAGTATAACGATAGGCGGGGCCATACCAGCGGTCTTCCCCGGTTGTGGGGATTGTACCAAAGTCATATCCAGCACTAGTTACAGCCGGTCGCATTACATTGGTCGCAGTCTTAATTTCACTGTGGCCTTGATACGTGTACGTTTCACCAGTCTTCATATTACTAATTGCGTTGGCATCATTTGTCCACATTGCCATAGTTCCTAGCGGGTCATCAACAACTTTAGTATAAGGTTGAACCGCAGTGGCTTGGTCTCCCGGTGACTCGGGTCCTAGACCAAACTGACCACCATTTAAACTAAAGCCAATATATTTTAAATCTCGTTTAGGTATGACCTGAATAACTGGCTCTGTTCGTGCAGTCCCATCAACAGTAATCGTGTTTAAGCCATTATTTAAAGGCTTCTCAACCTGTGGAAGGGTTGCCCGTGGGTCCGACTGCACAAAGGTAATGGTTAGTGTCATGTCATACATGCCCGTGTTAATTGGGGCCGGATCACTAATCGTGGTAATATGCCCCCAGTAAGTCACCTTAGGCTCGAAGCCAAAGATTAATGGGTACTCTTTACCATTATCGCTAGGGTCATCGCTTAATAGCATACCACTTAAATTGTGCATTATCTGATTAAAGGCGTCTTGATTATCAGCACAGTAAATAGATACCGGTATACTAATCGTCCGACTAGTAAAGTCCGTGCCATTAAATTGATTTCCATACATGGCCGGTATATCAGTCACCTGTTCAGCCATGGCTGGTGCACTAGGCAATACCACGTTTCCCATTTCAACCTGTAAATCGTCCCGGCTATTTAAGCCAGCATATTCAAAATCATCTCGTTGTAAGGTCACGATTTAACCTCCTTTTTAAGTTTAACTATGTAAAAAGGGTGCCCATTTAAGGACTACCCTTTAATTGACCGGGATATTAGTACCCCATCATCTGTGAGTATTGTGAAGCTGTCTTATTATCCGATTTAACGGCATTAACCACGTCTGATTTAGCAATGACTGCTTGAACACTACCTTGGCCTGATACTAAAGCCGCCAATAATGCAATGACTTTATCAAGCTTCTCATTACTTTCACTGTTAGTAGACGCAATCTGATTACTATTGTTGCCATTTACAACTTGACTAGCCTGTGCGATTAACTGGTTAGCTCGACTCTTATTAGTCAATGGCAAGACCATTTCAGGCTTGTTGTGTTCAGCGACCTCAATCAACTGGTTAGTGTTGATAATGCCACCGTTTTCGTAGCCTTCGGGCCCACTAACACGAGCAAACGCACTAGCACCTGAGCCATATTTAGCCTTCATATAGTGGATACCAGCTAGCAGGTCATCATAACCATTCAGGATATTATTATGGCCGGGAAACTTGTAAGCTTCAAAAGTTGGTCTAATAGTTTGAACTAGCCCCATTGAGGGAATACCCATTTTAGCGTTAGAGTCCCAATTGTTAACCACTGTCGGGTCACCGTTTGACTCACGTGCAATAACTTTCATCCAAGCTGATACTTGACTAGCACTGGCTTCAAAACCGTTCTTCTTCAAGGCTTTGATAACATCTGGCTTCCAACGTTGAACACCTGAGCCGCCGGGGTTACTACTACCGCCATCACCAAACATATCTGCTAACTTGCTGATGAACTTCCAGAAACCACTACCTACTTGCTTTTTAATGGTGCCTAACAGGCCACTAGATTTAGAAGACTTATCCGAGCTAGTGCTATCTGATAAACCGGGTACTCGTCCATAACCAGCAAACGTACCATAGCCACCACCATGAACTTTACTGATACCCATACCGTCTTTTTCATTTTCAGCACTGTAAAACTCGCCATTGCCGGTGTATACCCCAACGTGATCGCTACCACCTGGGCCAAAGAATACCAAATCACCCGGTTTAGGATTGCTGACATGCTTAGACGCCCTATACTGCTCACCGCTGGTCCGTGGGAAGCTAATTCCAAGCTTCTTTAGGGTGTACTCGACTAGGCCCGAACAGTCGAACGCACTAGGGCCCTCAGCACCGTAAACATACTTATTTGTGGCACCGTACTTCTCCATCGCATTAACTAGCGTAGAACTAGAAGCGCCACTGTCTAGGCTGTCACTAACGCCGCCCCATAGGGTTGACCACCACGTCTTAGCTTGCTTCTCAACGCCATTGAATAGGCCATGACCAATGTTACTCATGACACCTGAGACGCCCTTAGAAGACCAGCTAAACAAGTTTTCGAGTGACTTAACCGGGTGAGCAATAATATTTTCAGCGGTATTAAAGAATTTCTCTAAACTGCCAACCTTTTTACCAACCCAGCTAGTCACACCTGAGATACCACTAGTGACACTGTTTAAAATGTCACCAAAGAAGCCAGTTCCTTTCGCATACTTAGTCACGCCTTGCATTGCCATTAACATGGCTGTCTCACTAGCGCTCAATACTTCTGATCCAGCGGGTAACATCATCTTAGTGTTACGTCCTTGAACAATGCCTGAATCGCCATTTGGTAGCATGACCATTTCTTTGTTACCAGTTTGAGGGCTATCATTACCATCATTTAACATTGCCATAGTAGGCTTGGTAATTGGATTCCGTGACCCACTAAACATACCAGTACCTTCGGCAAAATGAACATGGCTTAAATCACCAATAGTCTTCTTCTTGCCACCAAACGTATGGATAACACTATCAACCGCATTAATCCCACCGTTGATAAGATCGATGACATCGTTCATGCCGTCTCTAGCAAAGCCTTTAAGATCTTTCCAAAGACCTTTGAAGATATTCTCAACGCCAGTACCTAAGCTAGACCAGCCACCCTTAAATGACTTTTTGAATGTTGATAGCCAGTCACCCATTGAATGGCCGAACACTCTAGTATGGCTCAAGTCTTTGTTCCAATAGCTGTGCAAATTAGACCGCATGGTGTCCCAATGACTGTTCCAACTATGTGCAAAGCTCTTTTTCCATCCAACCCATCTGGATCCCATACTACTAAAGAAATCTCTAGTATGTTTAATTGACCTGTTCCAGTAGTGGTTTAAGTTGGAACGCATATCATTCCAGTGACTGTTCCAACTCTTTCTAAAGCTAGACTTCCAACCGTTCCACTTCTTACCCATGCTAGAAAAGAAGTCTCTAGTATGTTTATAGGAACTGTTCCATGCACTATGCAAGTTACTAGTCATAGCATTCCAGTGGCTGTTCCAACCTTTTCTAAAGCTGTTCTTAAAACCATTCCACTTCTTACCAACGGTGCTAAAGAAGTTCCTAGTGTTCTTAATGGAACCGTTCCAGTTATTCCTGAGCGATTTGCCCATGTCTGACCAGTGCTTGTTCCATGACTTCTTAAAGTTGCTTTTAAAACTATCAAAACTATCTGAAACGGTCTTAAACCACTTGCCGAACTTAGTCTTGCTAAACGCCTTAGAAGCGTCATTGACCTGTTTGTCCATCGCCTTCTTAAAGCCCATTTTTTGAATATCTTTGCTAAAACCTTTAGACCACTTTTGAATATTCTTACCAGTTTTAGTGTCCTTTAAGAACCATGTAGCTAGGCCTGCAAAAGGGTTAATCAAAGTGGTTAATATCTCGGTCTTGTGTTTTTTAAAGAAACCGGTAGTGGTTTTAGCCCATTTACCCATGGTGTTACCAACTTTACCTAGGGCTGAGCCAACTTTCTTTTCCCAGTCATACTTGCCAGTAAATAGCTTCTTCATCGAGGTACCAATACCATTAACCCACTTCCTAAATGGCTTAATGTACTTATAAGCGGCTACTAGACCAGCTGTCAAAGCAGCTAATGCAACAACTACAATACCAATCGGGTTAGCATCCATGGCAGTGTTGAGCAACCATTGAGCGGCCGTTTCTTCACCACTAGCTTTAGCGGCTAGCCTTTGAGCCGTGCTTAGCGACCTAATAAAGCCAATTGCTTTACCAATACCACCAGCAATCCCTAGGAAGGCCTTACCAATACCTACTAGTTTAGAAATGGCAAAATAGGTTACAATACCTTTACCTATTGTTTCAATGGCTGTCTTGTGTTTAGCAATAGCAGCAGTAGCGCCAGCCACTCCATTCATACCTTTAGAAGCGTCCTTTGAACGCCCACCAATCAGCTTTAAAGCACCAGCTACAGCTGACCATGCACCCTTAGCTAAACTGCCAACGATACTAGCAAAGGCTCCGCCAGTCTTCTCGATTGACTTTTCGTTCTTGACTAAGAAGCTGATAACATCGCCAACATACTGGCCGGTTTTCTTACCAAGTGTGCCAACTAGGCCACTTAAAGACTTTTTTACATTGTCTAAAGCGCCCTTCTTATCAGAGATCCCATCAATAGCCTTTTCGACACCAGCAACTAAAGGCTTGGCAAACGCTACTTTCAAATTGGTGTAGGTGCCTTGAATGGCTGCCATTTTACCCTTAGTTGTATCACCAAACTCTGACCATGCTTTACCACTTGTTTTAGCGGCTTTTACCATGTAACCCTGTAATTGAGTACCAGTAATCTTCCCAGCTGCCAACTGCTTGTTAAAGGCTGTGGTTGACATACCACTAGCTTTAATGATGGCCTTTTGAAGCTCAGGCACTTGGCTAAAGTTACGCTTAAATAGGCTGGCTGTTACTTTAGAACTGCCAGCTAGTTTAGCAACCCCTTGAGTAAGCCCAGCTATCTGGTCGCCTGATTTACCCGCGGCTGAACCATAGCTAGTTAATACCTCGGTCATGGCACGGGCTTTAGTGGTGCTGTTGGTCATAGCATAGAATTTCTTCTGCATGGCATCGATAGCGCCACCGGACATGTTCGCCTTAGAGCGAATGTCGCCAATTTGAGCCGTCATCTTAGTTGCTTCACTGTCAGACAGGCCTAAATTAGTCCACTGCTTCTTAATCGTAGCCCCTGCTTCGGCTAGTTCATAACCTTGTTTGGTAACCCCTTTAATGTAACCAATTGCACTAGATGCAGCGTTACTAATTGTGTTACCAATTGCAAAACCAATGGCAAAGTGTTTGGTTTCATCACTGGTTTTCTTTTCCTCATCTCGGACTAAGCCTAATTTAGACTTGGCGGAATCGAGCATTTTAGTGAAGGCTGAGGGCTTAGCCTTATTCATGGCTGAGTCTAACTCATTAGTCTTACTTTCGAGCTTAGCCATTGCTGTTGCGGTCTGATTAACACGAGTCTGCTGTAGCTTGTAAGCTTCTGAAGTGTCACCACTAGCTTTTCTAATTTTGTCTAGCTCATCTGATTGGGTCTTATATTGGGCCTGAATGTTAGCATAGGCCTGCTTTAATCCGTTCAAACGGGCCTTGTTAGCATCTTCTTGTTTTCCTTCAGCTTCTAGGCGTTCGACATAAGACTTACTTAAAGCCGTACTCTGCTTATAGCCCTTTTGTAGATCTGCCAAACCTGAATTATAATACTCAAGTCTGTTTTTAGCTCGGTCTAGTTGACCACCCATACTGTCATATGACCGATTAGCCTTGTTAATTTCATCGGTCAGTTTAGTATACTTAAGCGCACCATCTTCAGTGTCTTTATTTAGACCAGATTGACGCTTCTTTAACTCATCAATTTTAGACTTTTGCATCTCCATTGACTTAGCTAGCCCGTCTACCCTAGCTGCAGTGGCTTCTTGGTATTTTCCTGCCGAGTTTAGTGCGACTTCTTGAGCTTTCCAACCACTAGTGTTAGCTTTAACCTCAGCAGTTAACTGCTTGAGTGATTTAACAGCTTCTGCTGAATCTAGGCCAACCCTACTGGTCATCTCACGACCGACTACTTTTTTAGCCATTCTTTTTTAACCTCCTTTTAGGCACAAACGCTTATAAGCCATACGTTTGATTAATGGCTTCTAGTGGGTCAACCAGTTCAGCACGGTCTTCCTTTTTACGAGCGTTTAAACTAGCCATCATATTAAAAAATGAGCTATCATCAAATTCTTTTGGTGATAACCCCTCGGTTAATAATTGTTGAGCTAGCAGGTTGAAGTCTTCCTGTTGGTTTTTCAACTTTATGACTTCCTTTTTAAGCTCACTGTTACGCTTGTGCCGGCTTATTTTGACGACTTAGCGTCTTCGATGGCTTTACGTTGCTTTTGTTCAGACAGCTTAATGTCGGCATCCGAAATGCCATTTAACCGCATAATTAGGTAACCGACGCCTTCACCAAACCGTTCAATTGAGATGGTATCGTTAATCGTTTCCATCTGCTGATCAGTGTAGCCCATTACACGTTGCACAAAATCAGCCATATCGTCCTGCAATTCCAGGCCATTTTTCATTGCGTCTAGTTCAGTGATCTCTTTTTCAGTGTCCTGTGACTCCAGCATGCTAATTTGAACCTTGGTAGCTAATCGAATGATATTGTTAGTTGGTGTTACATTGGCCATCTTGTTGATTTTAAAATAGTTTTTAGCATTAATTTTCATAATTGTTTGTACCCCTTTATTTAAATTTGTATGTATTAAAAAGGCTACCATTAGCGGTAAGCCTTTAAAATGTTACTAGTGACCAGTCGAGCTGCCGGGCACTACACTTGTTGAACTGGTGTAGCCACCAAACGTTTCAGCCATGAGCTTATCTAGTTTGAAGTTGGCGTCATTTGACTTGGCAATCACGTAGGGTTGTTGTACGCCGTTGGCAGCTAGGAAAATGTCTGGCTTTAATGGCGCTAAGACAGTACCGTTCAAAGTTGTTGAGTAAGCAACTTGACTGTTCGTATCGGTGCTGTTGTTAGACGCTTCTTCAACGAATTCAATGTTGTTGAAGCATTCATAAATTGAGATATCCCCATCTAATGATTGTGATTCGGCAATCATCGCCACATGAGGCTTAGGTAACTGACGAACCCAAGCACCTGTGTTAGGGTTTTGTGTAAACCCTTTAAGCATTTGATTAATCTTAAAGTCCAAGTCTAAAGCGGTTAAAGCCAGCGTAGGCATAGACTTACCATAAGCCGTACGTTTGATTTGTCCATTCCCCCAACCAGGCGTACCGGCCGCTTCAATAGCAGTCACGTTAATTTGACTGAAACCTTCGCCAGTGTGATCAGCAACATAGATGCCATCAGTAGATAGACCTTTGGTAGCGTCTTTAATTAAGTCGCCGTTATCGTCTAGCAAAGCAAAAGTTGCTTTTACAATGTTGTGTTTTGACATTTAAATATCTCCTTTTAAATCATTTCATTTTTAGTTACGTAAATTGTTTTGGTCACTTGGTTGGTATCCGGGTCAGTTGTGTGATGCTGACTAGATACAATCAACCAGCCGGAAGCTTTAAGGCTTTTCATTAAAGCTATCTCAGCTTCCAATGGGTTAAAATCATCGGCTAGGTCAACCTTGTAGAAGATTTGAATTTCAACACCCATGGCTAGTCCTTTAAACGTGTTGTTTGCAAGGTAGGCCGGGCTTGAATCGGTCTCTTGTAATAACATGACTGTACTAGTAGTGTTGTCTAAATCTTCGTTAGGTATCTCATTAAGGTAGACTTTATCTAGCCACGTTAAAGTGAGGGCGTTAACTAGGCTGGCCACCTGTGATACTGGTAATAGCATTAGTCATCGTCCCCCTTTTTATACTCATCTAGCATGGCGTTAAAGACATCATCTTGTGAATCGTCTAGGTTCTGGTCAACAAAATGGTCAGCCTTAATGTACTTAGTACCATCGTTTAGTCTCCTAGCATTCATGTCATGGTACTTATTAGTCCAGCCTACAATTGAGCTGCCATCATGTTCGCCGTCTATATCGTTGCTGTTATAGCTTATATTGTCAGCCAT